GGCCGGGATGGCTGACGAGACTGCGGCGAAGCTCGCGAAGCTGCGGAAGGCCATGGTGAAGATGCAGCGGGCGGGCCGTCAGCGGGAGTTCGACGCGTTGGCGTCCGCGTACGCCTCGCTGAAGGCTCAGCAGATGGAGCAGGCGGAGCAGGAGCAGCGGGCGCCTATGCGGGCGCGTAGGGCGGCTCAGCGGCCGGTGGAGGCGCAGGAGCGGGTGAATCCGTGGAGGCTGCCCGCTGGCTTCGGGACGTCGCCGCTCGCCCAGCAGCGGGCGCGTGAGGGGCGTCGCGAGGGTGGTCCGCAGGTGCCGGCGCGCGGTCATCTGTCGCCGTGGCGTGGTGGGTGGCATCCGGCGTCGGAGCAGATCTGGCGGCCGGGTCGGTGAGGGTGGTGGTCCGCCCCTGCCGGCGGCAAGCCGGCCGCAAGGAGGCGCGTTGGGGCGGACCGTGCGGCCCGCTCGCGCCGTAAACGAGCGGGCCGCGTCTCCGTGCCCACGGAGTTGATTCCACGCTAGGCCGGTTTCCGGAAACGCCATTCCGGGCCCGGAACGATCATTCCGGCGATGCGCCTACGGTCCCGCACATGACCGACTTCTCAGCCGCACAAGCAGCCCGTTTCGTCGGGGTCTCCGAGCGTGGCCTGCGCGACATGATGCACCGGGGCGAGCTGACCGCGGTCAGCGTCGACCCCGTACGCCTCGACCCGCAGCACGTGCACCTGAGCCTCCTGCTCCAACAGCAGGAGATTCTCAGCAAGCTCGCGCGCCGTCGCCAGAGTCCTGTGTCGCTTGCGTTGGAGGTGCGCGCCCGGCTGCATCCGAAGAATCCGGGTTCTGCGTTGCCGCAGCATGCTGAGGAGGATCGGAAGCGGCGGCTGGGGGTGCTGCCGGATGACGGGCGCCGGCTGTTCGGCCTGGCGGCGCTGGAGGCCGCGAGTTTGCCGGACGGTTCGTGCCGGTGGTGTCTGGCGGCGGAGGTTGCGCGGCGGGAGCCGGGGTTGTGGGCGCCGGAGGAGTTCGAGGAGTCGTTTTCGGCGTTGTTCGGTGGTCAGCTTCCGTGCGAGGTGTGTCGTCCGCGCTTGTATGCGGCGACGATGGCTCAGCTTCGGGCGCATGTCCATGCGGGTGCCGTCCGCCCGCCTGAGGGCCGTTCGGCGCCGTCGCCGGGGCAGCGTACGCCTGCACCGTCGCAGCCTGCTGCGCGGGCGGTGGCGGCCGCGGCGCAGCCTCGGCAGGACGACGACGGGAAGGGGCTGGTACAGCGTCGACTCCGTGTGGTGCGGGCCCGGTTGAAGGATGCAAAACGGCGCGGTGACCAGAAGTACGCGATCCGTTTGCAGCAGACCTTGAAGGCGCTGACGGCGGACGCGGCCCGGGTCGACGGACTGACGGCATCTGCGGCCCGGCCCGGCACCTTGCGATGCGGGCACGCCCTGGCGAGCAACTGCTCGTGTCCGAGGCGTGCTTCGACGCGGGCCCAGCGGTGACCGCGACTCGTACCGGTGAGATGCCGGTGGCGGAGGCGGTACGCCGGCCGGGGCGCGGGTTCTTGGATCCGCCGACCTGGACCGTGAAGCGCTGCCCGTATTGCAGGCGGCGGCATACGCACGTCGCGGATGTGGTGTTGAGCGAGCTGGTGCTGCCCGCACGATGCGGCGGGGGCGGTCGCTTTTACCTCGTGCGCGTGGAGGAGACGTGAGCGCCGCCGCGTTGTCCGGCCTGTCTGACGGCTACGGGCGGGCTGCCCATGCGTAGCGGCCGCCCGTAGCGAGTTGGCGGGTGGCGAGGCCGGCGGCTTCGAGCTGCTTGAGTGCGCGCATGGTCTGCTGGTGGCCGCTCTCGTGGCCGGGGGGTAGGAGCCTGTCGGCGAGTTGCCGCGCGGTGAGAGGGCGGGCCGCCTGCTCAAGTTCTGCGCGGACGCGTTGGCGGAGGACGGGTGGCTGCGCGGGAAGCTGCATCCGCCTATTCAACGGTCGGCGTACTGAATGGGCTACTCCGGGCCTTCAGTCGTGGGCGCGCTGCCCACATCTGGTTCCGTCACGGTGACGGACGCAACCGTGGTGCAGATGCCACGGTTGCCGAGGACAAGCTGTCCTTCGCACCGGGGCCGGGGCTCGCGACTCCATTCGGCGGAGTCGCGGCTCCATCACCTGGGCCGAAGCCGCCACCCTCGCGCAGCAGTGGCGGACCGAGTGCAAAGCCCGAGCCGCCGAGGAGCAGCACCACCCCATCGCCGACCTGTTCCCGATGCTCGCCGAGGACGAGCTGAGGGAACTCGCAAGGGGTACCCGCTGACGGGGTACCCCTTTCCTGCCGCGCGTGGGCCGCACCTCCGGCCTATCAGAGTCCAATAGGCCTCGCCCGCGCACGCGTGGGGCGGACGCAGGGCGAGCGGACCGACATCGGATCAATTGAGCCTCGCCCGCGCACGCGTGGGGCGGACCCTCCCCGGCCAGCGCCCGGACAAGGCGACGGCCCCCGTCCTCGAGCGAGGCGGGGGCCGTTTGCTGCCCTCAGAGCGTCTTCCCGAACTCCGGCCAGCCCCCCTCTACCGGGCACTACCTTGCAGGCCAGAAGCCCTCTACCACCCCCTCTACCGGGGTAGAGGGCCCCCGCTACCTCCAGGGGTCGGGTAGAGGGCCCAGAGGGGTGCCTACTCGGGGGTGCCGGTAGAGGGGGGCCGGGGGTCTACCCCCTCTACCTGCCGGGCGGCGAGGAGGAGTTCCTCGGGCACGGCCGCCTCAAGATCGGCGCGCCGGTATCCGGCCCGGTTGACGTTCCCGATCTTCACTTGCTTGCCCCTGCGCTCCACCCCGGCACCCTCCAGCTCGGCGGCCAGTTTCTCGGGAGTCCAGTCGCCGTACTCATCTTCGTCAGCGTTGACGAGTCGGGCGAGGAGATCCTCGGTGTGCATGCGGTCGGAGTGCCGCATGACGTCGAGGGCGTCGGACAGTACCGGGGCGATGGTGATCCCGGCGTTCTCGGCGGCCGCCGTCACATCGCCGGTGGCGTCTCCGGTGATCTGCCCGAGGGGTTCGCGCAGGGCGCGGCCCTTGAGGCACAGGGCGTTGAACTCGGCTGTGGTGAGGAGGTCGTTCTTCACGGTGGCGTGGGAGGCCGGGCCGGTGACGAGGACGGTGACGCCCTTGTGGTCCTCCGAGAGGAGTGAAGCGTCCGCGCCCATGGCTGCCTTACCCGAGCCGAGGACCATGTCGGAGCTCGTCTTGTCGGTGACCTGCGTGCACGCCCGGATTGTAATAATTTCCCTCAGTTTGGTCGGAACCGACTTGGCGTCGGGCCTCTGGCTCGCGTAGTTCGAGATGAACCCGGCGGCCGGGCCGCGGCGGGCGAGCCTGCCGAGGTCGTCGACGATCTGCTCCCGCACCTTGTCCTCAACAGCGAGGAAGCATTCCTGAAGCTCGTCGATGGTGACGAAGATGAACGGCATCCGGTACCTCTCGATGATCGCCGGAGTGAGCTTCCCCTCCGGACAGATCGAGGTGGGCAGACCGCGCAGCAGGGTGAACCGGCGCTCCATCTCGGCCAGCAGCTCCTTCAGCATGGCCATGAACGCTTCGATCGCGTCATCTTCGGCACCGAGGACCAGGCGGTGCGCGACCTGGCGCATCTGAACCCAGTCCTGGCCGCCCTTGAAGTCGGCGACGAAGTGACGTACCCACGGGTCGAGCAGCCCGGCCGCAGTCAACAGGCGCTGCGTGTACGTCTTTCCGCGGCGCGGGAGACCGCCGAAGAACATGCTTTGCCAGATGACGGGGACGGTGATGCGGTTGCCGCGCGCATCCGCGCCGAAGGGAACCGGATCCCAGATCGAGAAGCGCTCCATCGTGGCGAGCGGCGACGGCGTGGGGTCGGCAAGGTACGGGTCGTCGTCGGCGATCCATGCGGAGACGCGGCCGGCGTTGCCGCCCTTCGCTGCGCGGACGCGGGACATGATGACCTGGATTTCGTCGACGCCGAGTTCCTGCGCGATGACCTCCCGTTTGGCGAGGACGTCGGAGGCGGTCTTGCCTCCACCGCGGGGCATGTCGAAGATGACCGCCCATCCTCGGCCGTCACGGACCGGGCCCATCGTGCACGTCACCCGCGGCGCGTCGTCGTCGCCCTTGCCCTGTTTGAGCAGGCCCGCAGCGCGTAGCGCGTCGTTGAGCTGCTGCGCAGACATGTCCACCCGCAGCGGCGGCATGCCCTGGTCCAGCAGTCTGGTATCGGTGCCGCGCCCGAGGTAGGCGAGCGGGGTGACGATGGCCATCGCGGCGCCGGCCTGGAGGATGGGCGGGGCGAGGGCGACACCGAGCGCGCCGGCGGCAACGGCGGTGGCGGCGGTGGCGAAGCGCCATCTGCGGGTCTGGGTGCGTGCGGCGTGAGCGGCCTGGAGGCGTATGGCGAGTTCGACGTCCTCGGGCTTTGCCCTGGCCTGGGCGCGGAGCGCGGTGACGGCCGCTGTGTGGTCCTGCGCGGACAGGGTGGGCCACAGTCCCACGGTCGCCCGGAAGAACCCGCGGGCGGCGAGGAGGACCGTCTTCACCAAGTATTTCGGGGTGCGGATGCCGTGATACCTGGTGTGCCACCAGGACAGTCGTGCGAGCGCGCCCGTGTTGGCCTTGATGGACGCGGCAGAGCGGGCCCAGGCGGGGAGTACGGGGGCGTCGGGGACGGTGAGCCAGTTGGCCAAGGGGTTGTCGGGGCGGTCGACGGCCTCGACGTCCGGGGCATGGTCGAGGGCGGGGTCTGCGGGCGTCGGCTCGGGCGCGAACTTGAGGAGCGATACCTGCGGGGCCGAGTGCCCGTTGACCCGCTCGATGCTGCTGGTCTCGGTCATGCTGACGGTTCCTGTCTCTCTGACGGGGATGGTGCTCGGGGACGGTCGCGGCCTGGCAGGTGGGCCGTCCCCGAGCACGGGCTACTTGCCGTTCTTCTTGCGTCGGAGCGCCTGCTCTTCGATCTTGATCACGCGCCGTTGGAGGTCGGAGATGTCGACGCCGGCACCGGCCGCACCGCGTTTCGCCATTCGGGCGATCAGGACGCCGATGCGGGCTTTCTCGCCGAAGGTGAGGTCGGCGGCGGTGAGATCGTCGGACACGGGTCAGTCCTCGCAGTCGCAGTACTCGGGAATCTGTCGGCACTCATCGCAGCGCGGGCAGTCACACCCGCAGACGTGCCCGCCGTCGCAGTGGCAACGGCACATGTTTTCGCCGCAGGGCTGCTCGTCGTCCTCGTAGTCGTCCATGGGTCAGTCCTCCGTGCTGGTGGCGGGCAGGGCGGCGGCGATCGCGGCGTGGGTGCGGGCGACCTGCGCCCACAGGGCGCCGGCGGCGGCGAGGGCCGCGGTCCGCTGGTCGGTGCCGCTGTGGCGGGCGGACGACTCGGCGTCGCGGGCCAGGGCGGTTGCACGCCTCGCGGCCGTGTTCGCGGCGATCAGGTTCTCGGTACGGTCCACGGGGTTCCTCTCGGGGTTGTGGTCCGGTTGTCCGGCTCCACCGCGCCCCCGCAACCACGGCCGTGATGACCGGGGTTGCGGAGGACGGCGGCGGCGGCGGCTGGTCAGACCATGAGCCGGTATTCGTCGACCATGTCGGCCGTGTTGACGAGGTAGCCGACGGCATGGTTCAGCAGGACGCGGCGCTCGGCGCCCTTGGCCTGCATCGCGTCCGTCAGGTAGATGGCGGCGGTCTCCAGGTCTTCCGCGCCGTTGATCCGCGCGAAGTGCCCGAGGTTGCGGGCGGCGGTGTCGAGCTGGTCGATGAACTCGGCGGGTGTCGTCGCGGGCTCCGCTTCGGCGGCGAAGGCGATGTCGTTGACGTACGGGGCGAGGATGCTGGGGGCGATCGTCATGACGGGTCCTTTCGGGGGTTGTGGCTGGCCGGTTGGCCGGCCCCACCGCACCCCCCCAGTTGTGGCGATACGGCAACAACTGCGGGGGACGGAAGGGCCGTCAGCGGCCTCGCTGCATGTCCTGCCAGACGGACCGCAGAACCAGGACACAGACCGTCGTGGCGACCGCGCCGACTGCTACGGCGACCGCCAACAGGGCGGCGGCCATGGCGAGGAAGGTGAGGGCGACCGCCCCGCCGATCCCGGCGGCCATGTACAGGCCGTACGGGCGCTGCTGCACCGGTGCCGGGGCGGGTGCCTGGTGCTGTGCCTGGGTGGACTGCTGGACGGCGAGGACGGCGGCGATCGTGCGTACGAGCTCGGTGTTGTCGGCGGCCTCGACCGCATCCTTCGCGGCCTTCTCGATGTCGCTCACCGGGCCCACCTCCGTGCCAGGGCCGGGTGAGCGAGGACACCGAGGACGAAGGCGACGGTGACCGGCTGGGCAACTACCTCCCAGAGGGAGGCGGTTGCTGCCGACGGCAACCCGAGCAGCAGCCAGAGCAGGGCGAGGACGGCACCCAGGGCGAGCGGCTTCATGACCGCTCACCCCCGGCCGGGGTGACCACGTCGCGGCGCAGCTCGGCGGCCTCGCGGCGGGTGAGTCCGAACTCGGCACGGAGTTGATCAATGGTCACCGGGCGTTTCGTCGAGGCGACCAACTCCCGGTTCAGCCGGGAGGCCTTACGCCGCAGCTCGGACGGGGTGAGCGTGATGGTCTCGGTGACCACCTCCGGCTCCTCGGGGGCGGGCCAGTCCTGGTAGCCGTTTGTGCTTCCGGACGGCATGTACTGCTGCCGTGAGTGATCGAAGGTGAACGTCTTCTTCGGCTCCGGGAGTGCCACGATCGGGAGCAGCTCCACCTCGGCGGGCACCACCTTGGGCGCCTCGACGAGGGCGCGCGGCTGGTCATCGGCGACGCGCTCCACGGTCACCCCGGCGGCTGGAAACTCTCGTGTCACGAGGTTTTCCACCTCGACGTGCTCGGCGAGGGCCTGGTGGATCTGCCGCATCAGCGCACCGAAGGCGAGGAGCGCGGCCGTGGGCGGCACCGCGGCAACCACGTAGTCGAGAGTGCCGGCGGCCGTGCCGACCCCGGCCACGTTCAAGGCGATCGACGAGCCGGAGCCGACGACCGTGAGGCCGATCGCCCACGGGTCGACCTTGCCCGCGAGGGCGGCCCGGAGCATCAGCAGCTCTCCGGCGACGATGAACAGGTCCAGGGTGGCGGGCCATGCCCACGCTCGGGCCGGGGCCTGCTCCAGGCCGTGGCCGAGGGCGACTTCGGCGAGGTGCGCGTACGACAACCAGAACGCGGCGGCCGTGAGGGCGATGATGACGAGTCCGGCGGCGATGGCCAGGGCCCGGGACGGGTCCCACTTCATTCGCCAACCTCCTTCGGTGCGGCGGCGCGTACGACGAGGTGCGCGGCGAGCTGGACGCCTTCACGGTCACGGCGCTCGTGTGCGAGCAGCAGCGCGGCCATCAAGGCGGGTACGGATCGGGTGGGCCGTGCCGACCGGGCCACTGCCGCAAGGGCAGCAACCTCGGTCGGCCGGCGGACGGGACGGCGGTTCACCGGGGCCGGTCCTGGCTGCGCTTATTGACTTCCTTGACCTTCTGGCTGAGGGCCTTGCGCTCGTCGTCGGTGAGGCGGGTGGCCATGTCAGCTCCTCCTCGGGAAGGTGTGGCCGGGCGGCGGGTAGACGGGGGCGGCCCGGTCGGTCAACAGGCCTTCCATCACGACGGCTTCGAACTCCACGGCGAGCCCGTTGTCCGGCTCGTGTGCGAACGCGGCGTCGGACTGGTCGAGGAGGCGGCCGGTGCGGGCGTTGTCCTGGGCGCGGGTCTCGCGGCGCTTCACTGGCCCTCACCGCCGTACCGCTTCGGGTCGCAGATGGGGCACACGTGCTCGGCGCTGCCGCCACGGCAGTTGTCGATGCAGCTGCGGCACCAGGGGGTGGAGGCGTAGCGGCCGTGGCCGTCGTGGCGGAGGTCGGTGGGGTCGAACGGCTTCCGGCAGCGGCGGCACCGGTTGTTCTCCCGCTCGGCGGCCTCGGTCTCCTCGGCGCGCAGCTTCGAGCGGAGCCAGTCCGCATTCCAGCCGATACGGTCGCTGCCCTCGGCGAGGCCGTCGCGGAGAACGACCTTGGCGAGGCCGGCGCGTTCCTTGATGCGCTCGTCGTAGTCGTCGGCGCTGTAGTCGAGGGTGACGGCTTCGAGGACTGCTTCGAGGAGCTTGCGCAGGTCTCGGGCGTCGCCGGGGTTCGGGGGCTGTACGTTGCTCAAGGTCTGACTCCTTGTTGCGAAGGGTCGGATTCCAGGCCCCGGGCCGGCGGTGCAGTCGCCGAGCCCGGGGCCGTCCTTGTGGGGGCTAGGCCTGCTCGGCGGTGTCCGCCAGGCGGGCGATGGTGTCGGCCAGCGCGCGCAGCTCGACGGCTGTAGTGCGGGCCTGGTCGGGGGTGAAGTCGGACTCGCCGACGGCGACCGTGGGCGTGCTGCCGGAGAAGTACAGGAGCTGGGTGCCGATGACTTCCTCGCCGCGGGTGTCGGTGATGGTGTGCTCGGCGCCGGCGTGGTCGTCGTGGAGGCCGGGCTCGGCGCACCAGGTGTAGGGGCACGGGGGCGGGGTGAGCGCGGCGATGGTGTTGGTGGTGGGGGCCTGGATCTGGTCGGTGTGGGGCATGGTGTGCCTTTCTCCGGTGGTGATCTGTGGCTGAAGTACTGGGCGCCGTCCGGGCGGGCCTCCCGCCTACCCGGACGGCGGCTTGTGGGGTGGGGCTAGGCGGCGGCGAGCTCGGGCTCGGTGTCGGCCGGGGCGGACTCGACCAGCTCGACCTTGAGGCTCGGCGCGCAGGCCTTCATGGGGACGGGGCCGAGACCGAGCTCCTTGTACTTCGCCGTGATGGCCGCGAGGTCCGGGGTCTGCCGGGAGGACGGGGTGCGCCAGATCTTGTAGCGCCCGTAGAGGCCGGCCGGGAGCTTGTCCAACACCTTCTTGGCTGCGCGCTTGCCCCTGTCCGCACGTCGGGCGGTGTCGCACGCACGGTCGTACTCCTTGGCGGCGGTCTCGATCTGCTCGACCGGCGGGAGCTCGTCTTCGGTGAGAACGTCAGCCGGGTCGGGCGCCTCGGTCGACTCGACGGCCGGCGTCTCAGCCGGGGCGAGGGCACGGACCGCGTCGGCGGCGGACTCGATCAGGTTGCCGACCAGGCCGCGGAGAGTGCGGGCGGTACGAGGGCTCGTGAGAAGGTTGAACAAGGGATCTCCCTGGTGAGTCAGGCGGGTTCCGAGGCCCTCGGTCGGTGCGCTAACACCGGCGGGGGCCGCTTGCGTCAGTGCTGGTGAGGCCACTCACCTTGTCGCTCTGACATTGACAAAGTTACTCGCCATGGGGAACCTTGTCAACATGAATGAAGCGAAGTTGCAGAGCGTCGACGTGGCAATCTGGTGGGACTTTGTCCACACCACGAAGACGATGAGGCAAGCCATGGCCGACCCGAACGCGGACTACTGGAGCATCAGCGACGTCGCCGAGCACTGGGGCGTCTCGCCGCAGACCATCCGCACGTACCGATCCCGCCGGCGCGGGGAGATGCCCGAGCCCGATGCGGTGTTCGGCCGGTCCCCGGTCTGGAAGCCGAAGACCATCATCGACTTCGAGCGCCCGGGGCAGGGCAAGCGCACGGACCTGGCGTAGGTCTCCGACGCTTAGGGGCCAGGGCACATCGAGGGCACCAGAGGGCGAATAACGCTGCGAAACGATGGCAAGCACTGACAGTAGTTTTCCCACGTCAACCGGCCTTTCTCCGATCGATCGCAGGTCACAGACTTCGCGTCACAAATTCCTGCACTTCTGGGGGCGCGAAGCCCTGACCTGCGTCAGCTAGGTAGCGGAAGCCTCGGAGGGCACAACGGGGGCACTCTCCCCCGAAATCAGGGCCGTCACGGTCGCGCCGAGAGCGCCCGCGATGGCCCTCTTTGTGCGATCTTCGGACGTCGGCATCAGGTGCGTGTACGTCCGCAGCGTGAAGCCCGGGTCATGGTGACCGAGGTACTCCGACAGAGCGTTGATGTTCTCGCCGGCATCGAGGAGCACCGAGGCGTAGTGGTGGCGCATCGCGTGCATGCCGTCGTCGTCCGCGGCCTCGTACGCCTCCCCCTTCTCCGGCATCGGGATGACGCCGGCCTGAGCGAGGGCGGGCTTCCACACGCGGCGGTTGAAGCTCTGCGCGTCCAGCTCCTTGCCACTGACCGGCGCGGTGAAGAACAGCCTCGCCGCCGTCGAGTCGCCGTCCAGGAAGCGCCAGGGCAGCGTCACCGACTTCGGCGCGTAAGCCTTCATGTGCGCGGACAGCGCGGCGGCCACCGGGCCGGGAAGCGGCACGTCCCGGGTCTTGCCGCCCTTCGGTGGGGCGAACACCTTCTTGTTGTCGATCCGCTTGACCTGCCGGTTGACATGCACGACGCAGCGCAGGAAGTCGATGTCATCGGGGCTCAACCCGAAGATCTCACCCTGCCTCAGACCGCACCCGGCACCGAGGACGCCCATCACGGTGTACCGGCCGGGCAGCGCGCCGAGGACTGCGGCGACCCGTTCGACGGTCCACGGGACGACCTTCTTCTTCTCGGCCTTCGGGGCCTTGACGGAGGCGGCGCGGCACGGGTTCTTGCTGATCACCTCGTCGTCGACTGCTGCGGAGAGCACGGCCGAGAGGGTGCCGAGGATGCCGCTCGCGTACGACGCCCCGACCTCCAGCCCGGACACCCATGCCTGCACGTTGGAGGGGCGCAGGGTGCGCAGCGGGCGGGAGCCGAGTGCGGGCAGGATGTGCAGCCGTAGGTGCCGTTCGAGGACTTCGACCGTGGCGGGGTCGGAGGTGCGGGAGGCGAGCCAGTCCTCGGCGAACTCCCGGAGCGTGACCTTGCCGGCCTTCGGGTCGAGGAAGACGCCGCGGCGAAGGTCGGTCTCGACCTCGGCGGCACGGGCATCGGCCTGGCTGCGCTTGTCGTAATTCTCCTTGCGCTGCTCGCCGTCCGGGTCTCTGTAGCGGGTCTGCCAGCGTTTGCCTTGCCCGTGCTCCGCGCTGGGCACGAGGGTGCGTGTCTTGCTGCTGTGTTCGGTGCACGGCTCGGCGCCCTTGCGTGGGCGTGAGAGGTGCCACCGGTCGTAGACCTCAGCCATCCGCTTCTCCGTCCCCGATCTCGAAGCGGACTCCGGTCTCCGTCTTCACGACCTTGTAGCGGCGCCCCGGCTTACCCCGGTTCTTCTCGTGTTCGCGAATGGCGGGCTCTAGTTCCTCGATCAGGGTTCGCGTGACGTGCCCGCGCGCAGCCTGGACAGCCCGCGGAGTGGTCGGCGCGTCGGGTCGCTCAGAAAGCCGGGCATCCCGCTCTTCGGCAAGGCCGTGTCCCCAGATCTCGCGCGCCGTGTAGGCGACGTATTCCGGGGTGGTGTTGAGCCGCTTCGCCGCTTTCGTCTCGGCTTCATCCGGTGACGCGACGAACGCAAACTTCGCCCTCCAGGGCAGCGCGTCGGAAAGCTTTTGGGATGCCTCCCGGACCTTGTCCGTCACCCTCACAGCACCCTTGAAATGCCACGGCCCGGGAAGCGCCGGCTCTTCTGGTTCCTCGTCGAGGCTGTGCCGTAGCGCGCCACCGTAGACGGCCGTCTCGCTGGTAAGCCACGTAACCTCGCCGGCTGACGGCAGAAGGTCCCGAAGCGGCTCCCCATAGACCAAAGGCAGCAGTAGCAGCTCGGGCGCCGAGACCCCGCGTTTCCCCTGCTCGATCTGCCCCACGGTGGGCCGATGCCACGGCAGTCCGAAGAACCGGGCCTTCCTCGCGATGTCCTCGCGGGTGGCCTCTTTCTCTTCCCGTACTCGTTGGAGTCGCTCCCCGAGCTGCACCCCGAAGGGCCTGCCCTTCCGCTCGGCTTGGGCGGCGGTCAAGACCTGCCCGGCCTCGCCGTCGCTCCGTTCGTCACGCTTCATGAAGAGAACAGTAGGGGCCGCTTGAACCTGACGGCAACAGGTGGCAGGATTTGAAGAGAAGAATTCCTTCTCTTCATGAGGAGCGGCATGTCCCGCGTCCAACTTCCCCCGGTCACCGACACGCAGAGGCGCAAGCTCGCCACTGCCGAGGAGATCGCCGACTACCTGGGCGTGCCGCTCGGCACCGTCTACCAGTGGAGCTCAAGGGGTGGCGGTCCCCGGCTCATCAAGGTCGGCCGACACCTGCGGGCCCGCTGGTCTGACATCGAGGCGTACCTCGACGCCCAGACGATCAGCGCATGAGACGGCCCGGTCGTCGGTGTCTCTAGTACCAGCGACCGGGCCCCAGTAACAGACCCCATACAGCGCGAAGCCCCAGGCCGCCTACCACAGCACCCAGGGCATTCGCTTCACAGAACGGGCCATCACCGTGAAACCCATCTTGGCACACCCTGCCGACGCCGGGCAGGACGTCGGCGCCCCGAAGACTCGCGGCGGCCGTAAGCGCCACGGCTACAGGCCGCACCGCGCCAACGACCGGCGAGGCAACGGCACGTCCACGCTCGACCGCTCGGAGCGTACGGCCCGTAACCGGGTCCGCGCGCAGTTGCGCGTCACCCAGCTCCTGACGAGGTCCGCGTGACCGGCCGTACGACTGTCGACCAGGCGGCGCTCTTCCCGGTCGATTCAGGCGCGATCGATGACCGTCTGCCTGTCGTACGACCCATTGCCCTCGCGACCCGTGGCCGTGTCGAGTTCACCGGCCGCTGCCCGAAGTGCGACGGCTGGCACCGACACATCCACCTCGGCAAGGTCACCGGCCCGTGCGGCGCTCGGTACCGCCTTGAGCCGAAGCGCGGACGTACGAGGAGGGCGGCATGAGCTGGTGGACCAACGCCCGAGACGACGCCCTATGGGCTGCCAAGCACGACTTCAAGGTCCTCCCGCTGTCCCTCAGCAAACTGCCCGCGATCAAGTCCCCGCACGACAAGGGACACACCTGCAAGGGCGAGTGTGGACAGCTCGGCCACGGCGTACACGACGCGTCCAGCGACCCGGACCGCATCCGCGAGCTGTTCCGCGCCGCCCCGCACGCCACCGGCTACGGCATCGCCTGCGGAGTGCCGCCGCACTACCTGATCGGCCTCGACCTCGACATCAAAGACGGCATGAACGGCGTCACGGAACTGCGGCGCCTGGCCGACGAGCACGGGTTCACCATCCCGCGCACCGTGGCCGTACGCACGCCCGGCGGCTGGCACACCTGGTGGACAGGACCGGCCGACGTGAAGGTCCCCAACCGGGCCCGTTATGTAGCGCCCGGCATCGACACCCGTGGCGCCGGCGGCTACCTCGTCGGGCCGGGCAGCCGGGGCAAGAAGGGGCTGTACCGCCTGACTACCGATCCGGATGACCTCACCGTGGCGCCGATGCCCGAGGCGCTGCTGCGGCTGCTGACGGCCGTCAAGGAGCAGCCGAGGAGGGAGCGGCCGTTCCGCACTCCGGTCGGCCCGGGGGCTGGCGGGACAGTGCTCGTCGCCCTCGTCCGCCTGGTCCTCGATGCCCGTGAGGGGCAGCGCAACGACAAGTTGTATTGGGCCGCCGCCAGGGCGTACGAGCACGCGGCGGCCGGCCGTCTCGACGAGGGCGCCGCCGAGCGGGCGCTGATCCGGGCCGCAGTCGAGACGGGCCTCCCCGAGAGCGAAGCACGAAGCACCGTCGCGTCAGCACGCGGCACAAGCGCAGGAGTTGCCCGGTGACCGACGACAGCAAGAAGCACGCTCTGAGCATCGTCACGGACGAGGGCGTCGAGGTTGAGGAGTGCCTTTTCGGCACCCCGGAGGAGGCCGTCAAAGAGCTTGCCGCGCTGGAGGACGACAAGCGGCTCGACCGCATCGGCGACCTGGTGGCGTGGCTGGCCGGGCGCGGCGAGATCGAGTTGCAGCGGTACCGCAAGGTGATCGTCGAGGCAGAGCTGATCAAGCCGGGGGACTGGCGCTCTCTCGCGTCGGAGGCCAAGAAGCGGCGCGTGGCCGAGATCCGGACGGCCGTCCGCTCGGACTGCCCGTACACCGACGAGAACGGCCTTCTGTACTTGGCCACGCCGGACGGCGGTCAGATGCTTCTCGCCCGTTTCGTTCCTCAGGTTGTGGCCCAGGTGATCCGGGACGACGGCGCCGAAGTCACCACGATGATCAAGATTCGGGTAACGCGTCCCGGAGGGCAATCGGTCGAGGTGGAGGTTCCCGCCGAGCGGCTCCCCATGGCGCGGCGCTGGTCCGCGCAGGCTATCGGCGCGTCCGCGGTCATCACGCCCATGTCCCGGGACGAGGCCCACGTGGCCACGGCGGCGCAGTACCTCGGTGACGACAAGTGGGACACCCAGACCACGTACGCGCACACCGGTTGGCGGGCGGACATCGACGGCGCTTGGCGGTTCCTTACCGCCTCCGGTGCCCTCGGTGCGGACGGCCTGGACACGTCCGTCTCCGTCGACCTGGGCACGGACCAGTTGAACATGTACGCACTGCCCGACCCCACCGAGGTGGATACCGAGGTGCTCGTCGAAGCGGTCCGCGCGTCCGTCGCCCTGCTCGATGTGGCTCCGCTGAACGTCACGGCGCCGATGCTCGGTGCCGCCTACCGCGCGCCGCTCCCGCTGCTCCCGGAAACATCCGCATACGTAGTAGGGCCCACGGGATCACTTAAGAGCGCGATGTCCGCGACGGTGCTCCAGCACTACGGGCGCGGCCTGGACGCCCGCCACTTCCCTGCGAACTGGAATTTCACCGGCAACGCGCTGGAGGCCATCGCAAATCAGCTCGCGAACGTTCTGCTGATCGTTGACGACTATGCGCCGCAGTCCGCCGATGATCCGCGACGGCTGGCCACAGCGGCTGACCGCATCTTTCGCGGGGCGGCGAACAGTGCCGGACGCGGCAGGCTGCGCCCGGACGGGACCCGCCGTCCCGAGCGTCCCCCTAAGGCTCAGATCGCGGCGACCGGCGAGGACGTGCCGCCCGGTGAGTCTCTGCGGGCCCGGCTGACCATCACCACGGTGGACGCCGGCGCCATCGACGTCGGGAAGCTGACCGAGGCTCAGCAGCGAGGGGCGGCCGGGGTGTACGCGCTCGCCATGGCCGGGTACGTGCGCTATCTCGCGGACCGGCTTGATGTGGACGCCGGGTACACCGATGGGCTGCGGGAGCAGATCGCGGGGTTGCGCGCCGAACTGTCCAAGGCCACCGGTGGGCATGCCCGGGTTCCCGAGGCGACGGCCGGTCTACTGACGGGCTTTCACCAGTTCCTCGGGTTCGCGGTCACTGTCGGCGCCTTCACGTCCGACGAGGCGACTTCGCAGATGGACAAGGCGAAGACCGCGCTGCTCCAGGTGGCGGTGGAACAGTCCGCGTACACCCGGGGCATGAGCGTTGCCGAGGTCTACTTGCGGGCTCTGGCGTCCGCTCTGGTGTCGGGTGCCGTGCATCTGGCCGACCAGGAGACCGGGCGCGAGCCGGCCGATCCGGAGCGGTGGGGCTGGGAGGCGCACTCGGTGGGCTACGGGACGACGGCGTACCGCGCGAAGGGCAAGTGCCTCGGCTGGATCTCCAGCAGCGGTGACGTTCTCCTGCATCCGGATGTGGCGTACGAGGTGGCACGCGACCACGCGGGGCGTGCGGCTGAACCGCTCGCCACGACGAAGGTCACGATCCACAAGCGGCTCAAGGAAGGCGGTCACCTCGCCTCGACCGGTGAGAACGATCGGCCGACGTTGAGGCGGCGCATCGCGGGCGGAAACAAGCGGGTGCTTCACGTCCGTGCCGAGCGGATCACCGGAGAGAGCGCGTAATGCATTCGACCGTGGCTCCCCCCTATGTGTGGAAAAACCGGGAGCAGCGGGAGCAGCGGGAGCGCAAGGCGTGTTCTCGCAGGTCACTGCCGTGCCGTGCTGCTCCCGCTTCCCTCTCGGTCCTGGGAGCGGGCCAGGAGAAGACCGGGAGCACCGTCTCTGCTGCTCCCGGTTCCGCTCCCGCTCTGCTCCCGGTTTCGGCCGCGCACTGGGAGCAGCAGACGAACCCCGTGCCCTGCGGATTTGACCGCTGCTCCCGCTGCTCCCGCTTTTGCGCACAGCACAGCACCCCATAGGCGAACACCGAAAACAGGAGACCGACATGAGCACACCCCAGCGCAGCGACTACGTCATCGGTGACTTCGACCCCGCGGACCTCGCAGCCAACTACCAGTGCGGCCACTGCAACAGCGACACCGAGGTTGGCCTCGACGACTTCGGTGGCCCTCGCCTCGTCATCCACCACGACCCCGGGTGCCCGGTCCTCTCGGGCGCGCTCTCGGCAATGCCCGACGCCCTCCGCGCGGCCACGCCCGACGAGGAGCAGCTCCTCGGCGACGGCCAGGGCGAGCAGTAACCCACAGACTCCGGCCTCGACCAGAGGCCGGCCGCTCAACCGAAGGAGAACCCCATGTCCGAGACCGGCATCACCTTCATCTGCTTCGCCGACCCCAACAGCACAGCCAAGACTTTCGTCGCCGTACGCACCGCCGACCGCGAAGCCACCGTTCGCGACATGTTCCCCGCCGACTGCGAGATGTGGATCGTCGACTTCCCCGGCCTGGCCCCGCTCGCCGCACAGGACCTTGCCGCCGACCCGAACAAGCACGGGTCGATCCTCGGCACGGCGGTGGAGGGTGAGTGGACGTCGTGGTATCCGCCGGTTCCGGCGCCCGCGGTGCCCGAGGCTGCCTGAGCCGTCGTTAGACCGCCTGGCGGCCGTGCCCGATCGAAGCAGGCACGGCCGCCTTCAACCCCAGGGTCCACCACGAAGGAGAAGACCGTGACCACCACCGTGATCAACCTGAAGAAGGGGCCGAACGGCCGCAGCCTCATCCGCGAGTACGGCCCCCGTCTCGAACACCGGCCCAAGGAGCTCGTCTACGTCGGCCGTGAGATGAAGGGCGTACGGGCGGGCGGCTGGAACCTGTCCGCGAGCGCACTGAACAACCCGTACACCGTGAAGGCGCTCGGCTCGAACGAGGCGGCCGTCGCGGCGTACTGCCGGCACCTGTTGAGCGAGCCGGGCCTGCTCTCCCGTGTGCCGCTGCTGCGCGGCGCGGTACTGGCGTGCTGGTGCGCCCCCGAGCCGTGCCATGCGGATGTTCTGGCGGTGTTGGCGGAGGCGGACCGGGGCGAGTACCCGGCGCTGCTGGAGGCGCGGGGCGCCGACGGTAAGGCGGATCAGGACGCGGCGGCTGCGGAGGCGTGGCGGCTGCGGGTCACCGGGAAGTGACCGCGGCCGGGCCTTGTCGCTACGCTGCCCTCGTACATGGCACGGACGTGGCTAGGCGAGGCATGGCCAGGTATGGCGCGGCAGGCACGGCTTGGCGCAACTACCAGCCATCTCTCCTACAGGAGTTGTCATGAACGAATGGGTGTCCGCAGGACCGCAGGACGACGTCGCCAGGACTGAGACGCTGCCTGCGTTTCTCGAAGTTGAGCCCGGCATGTTCACGCCGGTCGGGGAGTGCAGCCGTGCCGAACTTGTGGCGGCTGCCGACTCGATGATGTTGCAGTCGAAGGCCCTGATGGATGAGGCCGGTCGACTGTATGACGTGGCTGCTCGGGGTGGTCTCAACTGACCGAGGATCTGCGCACCGTGAGGGAGCCCCGCCGGGATATGGCGGGGCTTCCTCGTTTTCGCCCCGGACGGCCGGGCCCTCGGCGTTCAGGATGCATCTCGAACGCGGACGGCCGGGCCCGGGTGGTGTTGGTCAGGGGTGGTGTTGGGCTCGGCCTCTCTCCGGACGGCCGAGCCCTTCTCCCGTGTCAACCTGCCAGTGTCAAACGAGGAGGTGCCCGTGAAGACCGACCCGCAGCGTGCCGAGCAGGACGAGGAGATCCTGCGTCTTCGGTGTGCCGGCCTGTCGCTGCGCGCTATCGCGTCGAGGGTCGGCCTGTCGCATCAGGGTGTGTCCGATCGGATCACGGAGGCGATTCGGGAGCTGGTGGATCCCCGCGCGGAGGAGTGGCGCGCGCTGGAGACGGCCCGCCTGGACGACCTCACCGTCAGGGCGTACGAGGTTCTCGACGTCGCGGAGTCGGGTGAGACGGCGCTGAAGGCCATTGCCCAGTTGGAGCGGCTATCGGCGTCGCGCCGAAAGCTCTGGGCGCTGGATATGCCGCAGCCCATCGACGTGGCCTTGTCGGGGCGTCTGGATGTTGAGAGCGGGCTGGTGGTGGAGGCTTTGCAGGCGGCGTTCGGCGCGCTGGAGTTGTCGCCGGAGCAGCAGGCGTACGCGGCGTACGCGGCGTCGTCGGCGTTGCACCGGGCGGCTGGCCAGGAGCCGCCTGCCGATGTCCCGCCCCCGCCGCCCCCGCCGTCTCCGTCGGCCGCTCCGGCGGAGGAGCCGGTGGATCCGCGGGCGGAGATGGAGCAGCGGTTGCGGGATCTGACGGCGGATGAGGACGGCGTGGACATCGAGGCGTTGCTCGCCGAGGTCGACGACGAGGAGGACGGCCGGGATGGCTGACGAGACTGCGGCGAAGCTCGCGAAGCTGCGGAAGGCCATGGTGAAGATGCAGCGGGCGGGCCGTCAGCGGGAGTTCGACGCGTTGGCGTCCGCGTACGCCTCGCTGAAGGCT